ATACGGACGAGCATGAAATCCTCCAAATGAAAGTGATTTGTATATTACAAGTACTTCATTAGTGTCTGTGTGGTTACACATTGCTACAATTTCGTAAAGGCCACCTTTGTAGTGTTGCCAACGCTCTCCTGGTTTAGGGTAGTCTCCTTGATTATTTTGTTTTGTTTCCATATTTTTTCTTTAAGTATCTTGCCCAAGCGGCTTGTTTTCTATTGTTGACAAAGAACCAACCTAGGTTCAATTCAAACCATCTGTTAAATTTGTAC